AAGCTTGTACTCATTGTAGTAAATACGGAACAAAAGGATAAAATCGTCATTTCCGTCAGGTCTTTTTACAGGGATTCGTTTGCATTCGTGCTTTGCGTCGAGACAGAACTCCATAGCGGTTTTTTCAAGTTCATTAAGCCGCTTCGCACCAACCTCAGAACAGCCGATCCACGTCTTGTTGTCTGCAACGCCGACCGCTATTAGTCCGCCCTCTGGAGAAGTGTTGGCGTACATAGAGAACCATTCGCACAGCTGTTGCGGATGAATCCTAGGCGGCTTGCGCTCGTAGCGCTTGTCTTCGTTGAGGCGTTTGAGCAGAGATTCCGTCGCGTCCTCGAAAATCTCCTGAACCGTGAAAAGTTCAATCAGCTTTGGACTCTTATTGAACTCCAGTTCAAGCTGTTCAAGATTTCCCACGGGAACAATTTTAACCCACGAGACCACCCTCGAGCCATGTGCGAGGTTGGGCAATTTACCTAATTGAACACAGAACTTTTCGACTTTTTGGACCCACGAGCCTTGAAAACTCAAAAGTCAATTCCAACGATTTCGGGGATCGTCCGGACCCGCGGAATCTTTCTGACATTTTAACGAGCCCGTACGCGGAACAGGAAAAAAACGACAGGCGAGCAAATGTTCCTCTAACCTCGAGAGATGCGCCCTCTCCGAATACGATGTGGCAAGCGCCCTCGTCGACTAAATAGGAGGCAACATGAGCAGATTCGTTTGTCCAAAATGCGGAGAGGACGAGATCAACGAGCTGACCGTTTGCGTGGTTTCGCATCCGGTCAAAACTTGGAGCGAGGCAGGAGAGCCGGCCGGGTACGGCAATCCTATCGTCGATTGGCAATCGGACTATCCATACAGCATCGTCGGCGGAGGAGATTCAAAAATCCAATTCGAATGCGGCAACTGCATGGCGCAATTCGAGGAACCCAAGCGCGGCGAATGATTCGGATGCCTAATCATTCGCTGCGCGGAGATGTCCTCACCCGATCGCGCGGGGGCCGATGCCGCCATCCACAATCAATAGCGCGCCCGTTACATAGCTCGATGCTTCCGAGGCCAGGAAGATGCACGGATACGCAATCTCCTCGACGCGACCGAAGCGACCCAGCGCGCGCGAATCCGCGACCGCTTTCTTGACCTTCGGATTGGGCCAGACGCGAGGCGCCGCACCCTCGGTATCGATGGGTCCCGGCGCGATGCAATTCACGCGAATCCCGTGCTCGCCCCATTCGCCCGCGTGCGAGATTGTGAGATTGACGACGCCGGCTTTCGAGGCGCCATAGGGCAGCATCGTCGTCGATCCGTGCACGCCCGCCGTCGATGAAATGTTGATGATCGATCCGCCACCGTTTCCGCTCTGGCCTTGTGCGATGAATTGGCGCGCCGCCGCCTTCGAGCAGAAAAAGGTTCCATCGAGATTGATGCCGACCACTGCGCGCCATCCGTTGGGCGATAGATTGAGGCTCGGGGTCGTGATGCTGGCGCCGTGATTGTTGATGAGCACATCGAGGCGGCCGAAATGTTTTACCGCGGCCTCGACCATCGCGTCGCATTGCTCGGGCTGGCGCACATCGACGGCGGTCATTTCGCAGGCGCCACCGGCTTTGCGGATTTCGTCGCGGACCTTTTCGAGGTTTTCGACTTTGCGGCTCGCGACTATCACCTTGGCGCCGCGTGCGCCGAATTCCTTGGCGATCGATTCCCCGATGCCGGTTCCGCCGCCGGTCACGATGGTCACTTTTCCTTCGACGCTGAATGGGTCTGTTAGGTTTGCCAAGTTGGCTTTTCCTCCTGAGCGATACCTGATGGAAGGCCATCATTAGCAGAGCATCGAGATGATTGCCCAGACGCGCGAGGCTATCCCGCATAACGGGGGAAAACGGCGGTTCGAAAGAGAAGCGCTATTCGTGGGCGAGTTGGCGAGGCATGGAAGGTCTTTCGCGGCGGCGGCTCTGGCTCAGATGCTTGGCGCGAGGCGTGATCTTCAGCCGAAGGTGCGGAGTCCCGCGGGTCTCGGCGTCGCGGCAAATCCGATGCTTCCAGGAGACGAGGCGGTGGCGCAGCATCGAAGAGTTGATTCCGAGCGCATCGCATACGGTATCGAAACTGAACGCATGAGGTCCCGGTTGGGTCGCCATCATGATCCATCGCTCGGCATCAATATAAAGGAGGCGTTTGCGGGTGGCGCGAGAAACCGCCCCCTGTTGGTAAACGTTGATAGCGTCAGCGAGTAGCGCCAGCATCAGGCGTTGCTCGGCAGTGAGGCGATGGCCGCCGGAAACATCGAAGTACTGGGAAGGCAGAATCTGATGGATGCCCACCAGATTTTCCATGATTACGTCGGGAGTGGCGCGGTATTCAGTCATTGCCGACTCTCCCCGCCGTCGAAAGCTCGCCGAAAAATACCCAAGTTGTTCCAGATTTCGCGGCCTGTTCCGATGACATGGAATTGCTCCTGTCCGAATAACCGACCTCGGCGAAAAAAGGTTCCCGAAGCGAAAATGAAATTTCATTTGAGAAAGGGACGGGCGTGTGCGCGGCGGGGTCGAGCTATAACGACAACCTCGCGACCAGCTTCAATGGATACCGAGACGCGAGAGCGCCGCGCGGGCATCCTGCACGCTCGCCTGATCGGATCCTTTCGAATCGGCAGCGGACTGATAATAGCTAACTGCGTCATCGCGATTGCCGAGGCCTTCGAGAGTGCGCGCGACGTTCAGGTCGGCCTTGGCGTCATCAGGACAGGCGGTCAGCGCATCGCGGTAGTAGGCGAGCGCCTTGTTCAAGTCGGCAGCGGCGTAGGCGTCACCACCTCGATGGGTTGCGGTCGCCTCGACGTTCTTGTCGCAGCTACCCGGGGTGCCGGGTAACGGCGCCGAAGGCGCATAATTTTGCTGCGCCTGGATCTCGGCGAGTTCTTTCTGGGTTTGTTCGATGAGCGCCTGATTCGCTTCGACCTGTTTGCGGTTGGCCTCATTTGCTTCGTTCGTACATCCCGCGATCAGCACGCAAAACAACGAAGTGGCTATAGCTAGATGCCACCGCCCAAGTGCGAAAGGTCTATCCAATTGACTAGTCATTCGTATAGTCAATCATCACTGACATTACGATCGTGCGCAATCGACGATCCGGGGTCCCCTTGTTACTCGGTCGATTGGAGGAATCTTATGCGAAATAAATATCGCAAGGGTTTGACGGTCTTCTTGGCGAGCGCCGTGGTTACAATTGCTGGCGTCGGGTTCATCGCCGTGCAGGGTTTTGCCTCGATGCCAAACCATGCAATGCCGCACGTCCCTCGTCCTCCGTGGCGGCTCTGCAAGCCTCACTCGACGGCAATACACGATGGGCATCCGGCAAGCAGACGCAAATAGGAAACAGCCTCGCGCGCCGTGAATGCGTGAGCAAGGAGGGCCAGACGCCCTATGCCGCGATTCTTTCGTGCTCGGACTCGCGAGTGCCGCCAGAGCTTATCTTCGATGAGGGAATCGGCGATCTCTTCGTGGTGAGGGTCGCCGGCAACAGCCTCGACAAACTCGGCGAGCAAAGTCTCGGATATGCCGCCGATCATCTCGGAGTAGAAACGATCATGGTTCTAGGTCATTCGAGCTGCGGCGCCGTCAAGGCCGCAGCCGATAGCTATCCCGCCAGCGCGCCAGAGTTTGTCGCGAAGATTTACGACGCTATCGCCAACGCCAAAACAACCATCACAGGACGAGGAGAAAATGCGGACGACAAAAGCACGCTGATCAAAGAGTCAATCGATCAGCACGTTATCCTCGAAGTTCTACAGCTAAGAAGCACGCAGCCTTTCAAACAAATGATCGAAGCCGGTAAAGTCACGATCGTTGGCGCGCGCTACGACCTCGATACCGGTCGCATAGCAATGTTGATCAAATAGGACCTAGAAGCCGAACGCGAGCCAGTAAAAGCCGTCGTTCAACGCTGCCTGCCCGGCGGTGCCGATGCCGCTCCAATCGGACTTAAACACCCCCGACGCCGCCGCGATCGAAACCGTCTCCATCACGATCACGCCGGCGCCGTGATTGTCGCCTGCATTGGATAGTGAGGCGAGCGCCCATACGCATTGATTCGAAAACGGAATCGGCCAGCTAACCGAGAAGTCGCCATCGGCGATTAATGCGCCGACATTTTTTCCCCACTGTACGATAGCGGTGATGAGTCCGCGGTCCACGTCGAGGAACGGGATTTCCAGGTATCCATTCGCTCCCATCAGTCCTTTGAAAAACCCGGTGAAGGCTTGCAGCGCGACTATGTTCCCGATGTTAGTGTCCTGGCGCTGCTTCAGATAGGAAGTGCGATTGGCTAGCTGCTGATGAGGCTGGTTGGAAAGCCCAAGTCCTCCAAAGCTGGCGCCAATGGCGGATCCTTCCACCGGATCGGTGGCCTGTATTTCATAGACCTCATTCGCGCTGAAGCCCGGAGCATCGATCAGATTCGCCATCGCGGTTTCTCCTTAGTCTTTTAGAAGGTCAGGGTCCAGGTACCGACCAGGCTCATGCTTGAAGTGAACCCGATGGGGCTTATGGTCTTGCGTGCGAGGAGTGGGCTAGGCTGAGTAGTGCCCGGAAGCGTCACCACCGCGCTGTTCGCGAACAAGCCTAGCTCTTGAATCGTGATTCCTACCGCGCCCGGGTCGCCGGTGGTCAGACTCCAGTTGAATGTGACACTGCCAGCGCCATCTCTAGTATGAGAGTCGAGGGCTTTATAGTATGCGGGAGCTGTAAGTCCAGCGTCCGCCAGCGAAGGAGCGACAGCACCGGTACCGAACCCCACGGCGACGGCAAACTCCCCGGTGGTGTCGCCTCCCAGTAACGCGGCCAAGGCCGGGAGTCCAGCATTTACGAATAGGTTGCGCGCCTCGATAGTTGCGATGAGACGGTCTTTGTCGAAAACCTTACAGCGGACCATTCCGAGCGGACGAGTTATCAGATCATTTGAGCGATCGAGTGATACGCGGCCACGCATCGCGACGCCGATTGACGATCTTAGTAAGTCTTGTAATGACGATTTCATCTGATCCTCCAGAGATAAAAGAACTGGCGAGCGAAACTAACGAGACTAACCAACGAGCGCTACGCGCCTCATCCGCCCTGCAGCACCGCGTTACCGTTCAGTATCAGCGCGCTATCCGCGACCGCCGGCTCATCGGCTCCATAGGTAATCCCGCTATGCCGATAGTGCGCGCTATACCGCGGCGCAGCTGGTCCGTAGGTGTCGTGAACCGGTGGCAGAGTTACAGCAATCGAAAGCGCATTGTCAGAAGGCGGCGGCGCCGAATCGAGCTGATACTCTGCTATCCCGGTAATAGTCAGTTGGTCGGCAGGTGCCGGCGCTCCATCCAGGATCGGTGGAAGCGCAAACAATAAAGCGTCAAGCCACGAGCGAACCGGTTTGTAGAGATTGATAACGGCGACTGCGGTATCGATGCTATCTTCTTCGATCGATTGGTCCTGCGCCAATTGGACGATCACGCGAAACAATGCCCAACCTTGATTCGCCGGATAACTCGTCCCGCCCCAACTATCCTGACCTTCGAAGAGAGAGACGTTCTGCCAGCCCAAGGTCGCCAGCGCGCTCTTGATCGACCATGGCGTGCCGCGAAATCGATGCAGCTGGATCGCCATTTTGATCAGTGCGCGCTGCGCTGCGATCGCCGCGTTGGTTTCCGCGAGTTGGATCGCGGCAGCCTCGGTAAGGGTGTCGATGTCGATCAATTCATCGACGTCCGTGATCGCATCGACACTCAAGATGACCGGCGCTACCGCCTGCCACAAGGGCGACAAGATATCGAACTGCCACGCCAGAAAAGGCGATGCGCCGGCAGGTACCGAATCGATGCGATAGACAAGCAGCGGGCTTAGATCAAGTTGCCCGAGCCTATCGACCAGCGCGAGCAGCGCTTGGCTCCGGGCATCGTTTATCGAAGGCGGAATTTGAAGTTCAGCCATTAGTCAGTTCCGAGGCGGTGCCTACATAACACGCGCGACTAGCTATGCTCACTAATCATCGTTTGCGAGAGAGTAATGCTAATACAGTTGGCCCATTGGCCCGCGGTCAACTGAGTATATACGGGAGACGCTAGAGTCACTTCGTAAACTCCCGGGACCGACAGCACTGCAATGATCTGACTAGGTACAATGTCGCGTTGAATCTGCGCGGCTAGCTCGAGCGCGAACTGAGTCGCCGCGATATTCGCCGCCGCCATGGTCAGAGTTGGATCCGCGTCAGAGTACAAAGTCAGAGTGGCGTTGATCTGATAATCGACCTCGGTAACCGCCAGCGCGGCGACCGTGTCGGTGAGCGGCCGGACCGTTTCGGCGTTCAGCGCCGCCTGAACTTCGGCCAGTAGCGCAGGCCCCGCGATCGCTACTGTATTGGGCGAGGCCGCTGGTTGCACCGTCATCGGACCAGTCAACACATACACGCTCACGGTGCCAGGCGCGGGGCTTGTCACCCGGACATCTATAATCGAAGGATCGACGCCGAGTGCAAAGAAGCGGTAGGCCCCTACCGGACCGGCAGCACTGAACTGGTTCGGCGCAGCCTGAATTCGGACCCGCAGATGATCATCGGTTTCGGGGGCCGAGCCTCCCGAAGTAATATTGGTGTTAGTCGCGCTACTGACTAATGCACTAGGATTTAGAAGTATATTGATCTGGCCCGCCAGATAGCCATTGCCACCCGGACCCGCGACTGTCGCTGTCGCGCCGACCGTACCGCTGATGGCGCCCGGCGCAATGACTAGCGCGGCATCGGTGGCAAACGCGAACTGACCGTCAACAGTTCCAACTTGCGTCCCAGCCGCAACTACATACTCAATAGTCAGTAGCCCGGTGAGTGTGAATTGAAGAGTAGTTAGAGCGGGCTGCGCACTGAGGCGAGCGACTCCCAGTAGGCCACCCAGGTAATCGATCATCGGAAAGGCGGCGAAGGCAAGTAGGTTCTGCTGCGCCGCATACTGTATCGCGTTGCGAACCAACGACTCGCGATACGCGTAGAGATCAATCAGCAGGCGTTCCACCTGCGCGGGCTGAAGGGTGCGTCCCGCCGAGGCCTCGAAAGTGGAAATCATATCCGCGAGAATCAAATTGGGGTCAGTGCCGTCGCTGTCGTGCACGAACACTGGAGGCGGAAGCGAAGGGATCCCTGACACCATCATACACCTCCTGAAATGCTGACCGTCGTGACTTGAGGGGCTAAAGGCGAG